TCATCTATTACAAATTAACTCTTCTGGAGCACCAACTTTTGCACACCTAAATGGTGGATCATTCTAAATTATAATGAAAGGATTTTATTATGGATGTGAGATTACAAAATGCTTATGTAGAAGTTTTGCTTGGCAATTTTATGGAAGTTGTCAAGCAGAATCTAATGTTTCAAGCGCAAATTGAAGTAAACAAAAGTAGTTTACAAGAAGCAGAAGATTCAGTAAGAAGATTAAAAGAAGTTTCTGATTCAAATACCCAACATCAAAATCAACTTGTTGAAAAAGATAGGCTGATAAATCAACTGACAACCGAAAGGGACAATTTAAAAAGTTCCTCAGGATCAAACGATTCTTTGAAGCAAGAAAAAGATAGATTGCAGAGTGCAGTCAACGACTACATGAGGCAACTAAAAGAAACACAGCAAGAGGTGTTAAAGGTCAAGAGTGAATCACAAAATGTTTTATTACAAAATAATAATCGGATTGAAGAACTCACTAAATATGTGACAAGATTGGAAGCAGTAGTTCCAGCAAACAAACTCAAAAGAGTTAAACTTGGTGAAGTGATTCAATCTGATACACCGGAGATTACAGTTGAAGAACCCGTTCTTCCAATAGGTGATGATATTGTAAAATCTGGCGGAACATTCTAAGATTCGGTAAATGGCAAACACACTAATTCAGTTAAAAAATTCAGGCGCTTCAGGTAATACACCAGGTTCATTAGCTCCTGGTGAATTGGCTATTAACTATGCTGATGGTAAACTGTATTATGGAAACGCATTAAATAATCCAATTTTATTTGATGTAATAACTGAACCAGCTGGATTAAATCAAGAAATTCAATTTAATGATGCTGGTGTATTTGGTTCCTCAGCAAACCTAAAATTCGATTCTTCTACAAAAACTTTAACTACCGATAAAATTGTTTCGGCTAATGTTGAAGTTACATCAAACTTAGTTGCAGAAAATGTAATCGCACATACCGCATTGTATGTTGGCATTGCAGACATTTCTCACACGCCTCTTGCAAACTCATTAGGATATTTTACAGGAAATTCTTCTTCATACATTCAAGTAAACGTTGAGAATATTGATCCTGCCGGTTCTGCTGATTGGGTTGCTACTGCTGACGTTGGTAGTGATGCAACTTTTTATACCGATTTGGGTATCCAAAATTCAGGCAGTTCAGACGGAACAATTAAAGCATTAGATGGATATTTGTTAGTACAAGGTAACACCGGTCAGATTGGTGGTAATCTTGTAATTGGTACAATATCAGGAACACCGGGTCAAGAAATTCGTGTAGTTGTTGATGGTAATGAAGATGCTAATGTAGTCTTAAAAATTAATTCATCTGGTTTGCAGATGCTTAGGGGTGATATCACAAGTAATATCACCACCAGAATTAGCAACGTTTCAAACTCAGCATTCGCACAAGCAAATCTAGCATACAATGCGGCCAACTCAGCAGTAACAACAGGACAAGCCAACGTTGGCGCTGGATTAATTGTTGTTACAGAAAGAACAAATTCAGCATTTGGTCAAGCCAACTTAGCATATGATGCCGCCAACGCCGCAAATAGTTTAGCCCAAGCCGCATACAATTATGCTAATACAATCATCACAGGTGGTTCTTCTGGAGACTATTTTCCAACCGCATCCTATGGTTTTGTTTCCCAAAGCATGATTGCTCTAGTTTCGGATGATACATTCATACAGGGAGAATTGATTGGACCAATTTATGATTGTTCAGATAATCCAATAACACCCGAAGGCTTTTATTTAGAAAAAGACCTTGGCTATTTAACCTAACATAAATAGATTGATAATTTAAGGATATTAAATGCCAACGCAATTACAGTTAAGAAGAGGAAATACAGCCCAAACTGCGACATTTACAGGAGCAGTGGCTGAGATTACCGTTGACACAGATAAGAAAACAGTTGTTGTTCACGATGGAACAACCGCTGGTGGTTTTGCTCTTGCTTTAGAATCAGCACAGTTAGACCAATTTGCATTCACAAAAGCAAACTTAGCGTTTGATAGAGCAAACTCATCGTTTGCACAAGCTAACTTAGCCTATGATTTAGCAAATACAAAATTCAATTCTGCTGGTGGTACAATTTCTGGTAATGTAATTGTAACTGGTAATATAACTCCAACAACAGATAATGTTTACAGTTTAGGTTCAGCGGGAAATCGTTGGAAAGATTTGTATGTTGGACCAGGTTCAATTAACATTGATGGTATTGTTATTGGAAATAATGGCGGTCAGATTGTAATCTCTGGTGCATCTGATTTTGTTTTCCAATCTACAACAGGTGCACCTTCTGTATCATCATCGGCTACTGCTAACATTGCACTTAACGCATTCAATCAGGCTAACTTAGCATTCAATCAAGCAAACACTTCTTACGGTTCTTTTGCACAAGCCAACTTAGCATATGACCAAGCCAATTCTAGTTTTGGTGTTGCTGTGTCCGCATTCGCTCAAGCAAACTTAGCATTTACAGCCGCTAATAATGCAGTTGATACATGGGTTAGAAATCAAGCTAATGCCGCATATGATGCCGCAAATAGCGCAGTAACAACAGGGCAAGCAAACGTAGGTGCTGGACTTATCACAGTCACATCGGCATATCAAGCTAACGTTGGTGCTGGTAGAATTGCAGATGTTGCATCTGGTCAAGCTAATGTTGGCGCAAGTGTAATTACATTAACAAATAATATTGGTAACGCATTTAATCAGGCTAATCTTGCTTTTAATGCCGCCAACAATGCCGTAGATACTTGGGTCAGAAATCAAGCCAACTCTGCATATGATAGAGCAAACTCATCGTTTGCACAAGCTAACTTAGCATACAATACAGCCAATGCCGCACTACCAAAACTTGGCGGCACAATTACTGGCGACTTGACAGTTTCTGGTAACTTATTGATTACTGGCAATACAACAACACTTAATGTATCATCCATAAAAGTTACTGACACAATAATTCAGTTGGGTACAGATAACCAAACTGATTTATTGGATATCGGTTTCATTGGTCATTACGCAAATACACCAAATAATCATACGGGTTTGATTCGTAAGTTTACTGATGGTAAATATTATTTGTTTGATAGTTACACACCAGGTGTTGAACCAACAAATATTATTGATATTGCAAACACAAGAGTTGCAACACTAAGCGCAAATCTAGTTACGAATGTAATTACATTGCGTGGTCTTGATCCATTAAATTACTCAAATACAATTTACACTAATGCACAAGCGAATACTGGTGCAGGATTATTATCTTATCAAACAACATCACAAGCTAACGTTGGTGCAGGATTAATTACTGTAACATCAGCATATCAAGCAAACGTAGGTGTTGAAGTAGCCGCAAGACAAGCTAACGTAGGTGCTGGATTAATTAGTACAAAGGCTGCATATGAAGCAAACGTTGGTGTAGCGATTGCAACTGGTCAAGCTAACGTTGGGGCAGGATTAATTACTGTAACATCAGCATATCAAGCAAACGTTGGTGCAGGATTAATTACTAAAGTTGCAAAATCTGGCGATGTAATGACTGGTGCTTTGTCTACCAGCGGTGCATTGATTGGCGCAAGTTTAACATCAAATACAATAGCAACAATTAATACGAATGCTATTTACGAATCTACTGCTGTAACAACCGCAGCCGCTACCCAATTTACATTAGATTCATTCTCAACAACTGCATATCGTTCAGCTAAATATCTCGTTCAGATTTCTAGTGGTTCATCATATGAGTTACTAGAAATGACTTTGATCCATGATGGAACAACTGTGTATTTGTCCCAGTACGGTAACATTAAAACTGGTGCGACATTGGGCGTATTTGATGCTACAATTTCAACTGGCACTTTAAGTTTGTTAGCTACACCAAACAATGCAGTAACTACATTTAAGACAGCAATAACTCTGATACCGGTATAAAATTTATCAACAAAGGGATAGTGAACTTTGGCATCTAATCAAGACTTCATTGTAAAGAATGGTTTAACCATTGGATCATCGCAAGTGATTGCGGCTAATGGTCGTTGGGTTGGAGCCAATACAGGATTATTTGGTCCTCAAGGACCACAGGGCGCCCAAGGCGCACAGGGAACACAAGGCGCACAAGGACCAGCCGGTCCCACTGGACCTCAAGGAGCACAAGGCGCACAAGGAAGTGCTGGACCCACAGGACCGCAGGGTGCTCAAGGCGCTCAAGGTGTTACTGGAGGAACAGGACCAACGGGACCTCAAGGAGCACAAGGTCCAACTGGAGCAACAGGACCACAAGGCGCACAGGGAACACAAGGACCCACTGGACCACCAGGAGGAACTGGTGCTCAAGGTCCTACTGGCGCAACAGGACCAACTGGACCGCAAGGAGCAACAGGAACTGCCGCATCAATATCTTTAGGTCCAACAACTACTGGGCCAGCGGGTGGAACTTCTGCGGTCACTAATAGCGGAACTAGTGCGGCGGCAGTTTTTAATTTTACTATTCCTAGAGGTCCACAAGGACCCACTGGCGCAACAGGACCGACTGGACCGCAAGGAGCACAGGGTGCTCAAGGCGCACAGGGCGCCCAAGGAGCAACAGGTCTATTAGCAAGTAATTCAGTAACATATGGCGGTTATGGCGCTTCAGCGATTAAAAATTCTTACTATGGTATTTTGATGGGAACAACAACATCCCATCTAAATTATATGGCTGACGGATCTGGTAATGGTGGAATTTATCGTGAAAGTAGTGGTGTTTGGCCGATTTATTATAATGTAACAAATAATTCTGTTGGTATTGGTGGTTCAACTACACTATCGGGTTATGCGGAATATGTTAATGGTATAGGAATTGCAAGTAGTAGTTACCGAGCACCTCTTTTTTACGACTCAGACAACACCGGATATTACACAGATCCAGCTAGCACTTCTAATATTAACAATCTTACAATTAATGGTACAGTAAGTGGCGTTCCCAGAAGGGCTGCTACATATTGCAGATGGAATACAAGCACAGCTACAGTATCGGCTGGCAGTTTTAATGTAACTTCAGTAAGTGTTCCTAGCACAGGTCAACAAACAATAAATTTTTCATCTAGTTTAGGAACTACTAATTATTCATATTCATTATCTACAGTTGTATCTGGAAGCGGTTTTAATTCATTTGTTATTGGTGTTGAAAATGTTGCAGATATTACCGCAACATCAATTTATTGTAGAACATTACTTCATTATTCTTTTACTTGGGGAAATCCAACAAACAATACCTTTGTAGCATTTTTGTGAGATATTAATATGATTGAAAATAAATTAATTTTACATCCAAATCCAGAAACTGGTAATATTGTTATTTGTATACCTGTTCCCGATTGTGGTTTAACGATAGAACAAATTGCCGCTAAAGATGTTCCTTATGGGCAACCATATTTAATCATTGATAGAGAAGATTTACCAATTAGAGATACTACTTTTATGGCAGCTTTAGAGGGAGATTTTTCACAACCTCATGGTGAAGGTCAAAATTGGGGAACAGGATCAATGTATGATGTTGTTGGTTGGAATAATGATGGCACTCCTAAGATTCAATCTAAAGGATAAAATATATGATTACACTTAATATGAATAAAGTAAAAGATATCTCTCACGAAATAAGAAGAAAAGCAAGAGAGATAGAATTTGAGCCTCTTGATGCAATTATAGCAAAACAAATTCCTGGACAGAACATTTCTAAAATTGAAGAATCACGCCAGGCTATTAGAGATAAGTATTCACAAATACAAAATGATATTGATTCTGCAAATAATATCAATCAAATATACAGTATCATTGATAATTTAAAATAAAAACTAAATGGCATCTAATCAAGACTTTATTGTAAAAAATGGATTGACTATTGGTTCTAGTCAAGTGATTGCGGCCAATGGTCGTTGGGTAGGTGCTAACACAGGACTTATTGGTCCTCAAGGAACACAAGGCGCACAGGGTGCTCAAGGCGCAACAGGTCCCCAAGGAGCACAGGGAGCGACAGGCGGCACTGGTCCCACTGGTCCCCAAGGTGCTCAAGGTGCAACTGGTGGAACTGGTCCCACTGGACCACAAGGAGCACAAGGAGCACAAGGGCCAGCAGGACCAACTGGTCCGCAAGGCGCACAAGGAACACAGGGCGCACAAGGAAGTGCTGGACCTCCTGGTCCTACTGGAGCACAGGGACCAACTGGTGCTCAAGGTCCTACTGGCGCAACAGGACCAACTGGCGCTCAAGGCGCACAAGGCGCACAAGGACCTGCAGGACCAACAGGACCATCTGGAGCAACAGTTGATGGCACAAACCGAACACTAAACACATTGGGGTTCAGTGGTGTAAGTGGAAATTCTGGGAATGCACCATCAAGTTATCCATACTCATTACATCAAAAAGCTGGCGCTTGGACTTCTCCATATCCAGATTTGTCCATTAATTATCATGTGGGCATTTCTATGGGAGCTAATCCAACTTATGAGGGTGTTTCTTTTTGGGATGATTACTCACACAACACATTAGTTTTTAGAATTAATGGCTCCAGCAATTATTCATACAAATACTATTGGCAATATACAAATGCAAGTGGTTATTATTCAGATACGAATAACTGGCATATTCAACCAAATGATTTAAGTACATATGGTGGTACTGCACTACGCGGAACAAGAAATGGTTGGCGCGGTATTCATTTTTATGATGGTGGTAATACACCTCATTTAATGTTTGATGGTTCTGCAAATGGCGGAATTTATTATGAAAGTGGTGGTAGATGGGCTTCTTATTACAGCTACTCAAATAATTGTTGGGGATTTGGAACTTCAACAACAGCATCAGGGTATTCAGTATATGCAAATGCATCAATTTATGCAACAGGAAATGTTGTTGCAGCCTCAGACGCAAGACTAAAAGAAAATATTTTACCTATAAAAAATGCATTAGAAAAAACATACAATCTTCGCGGCGTTTACTATAACATGATTGCAGATGAAAAGAAGAATCAAAAAGTTGGACTAATTGCTCAAGAAGCTATAGAACATTTACCTCAAGTTGTTATGTATGATGATGAAAATGACCAATACGGAATTGATTATGGAAATATTACTGCACTTTTGATTGAAGCAATCAAAGAGCTAAAAGATGAAATTGAAGAATTAAAAAAGGAGAAAGCATAATGGCTTTAATCAGAGATTATGAATTACCAGGAACTGGTGTAACTGTTGCTAATGCATACCATGTAGTGACAAAGGTTGATGTGGAAAAAAGAACACAAGATATTCCTGCGCCTCCAGATCCAACAAGACCCGGTGGTTTTACTGTTGGGCATCAAGAAGTTGGTAAAGAACTTTTTTGGAAAGCAGGATATGTTGGAACTATTTCCATTACAATATGGAAAGACGCACAATCAAGAAATGACGGATTACAACCATTAGGATTTTTAGGTATGCATCCCTCTGATAATAAGTATGGTGCAAAATTATCGCAAGATGTAAAAAACCATCAACCTAGATTTTTCATTGATGTGGAATCGGAAGATAATTATGTCACGCAAGCGTATGCGTATCTAAAAACAACAGAGTACTATTCAAACTCAACAGAAGTTTAATCCTAAATGGCATCTAATCAAGACTTCATCGTAAAGAATGGCCTAACAATAGGTAGTTCTCAAGTAATTGCGGCTAATGGTCGGTGGGTTGGTGTCAGCACAGGATTAATTGGTCCCACTGGTCCTGCTGGTCCCGCTGGTCCACAAGGCGCACAGGGACCGACTGGTGCTCAAGGGCCCGCTGGACCAACTGGCGCACAGGGACCAACTGGCGGTACTGGTCCCACTGGTCCACAGGGCGCTCAAGGACCAGCGGGCGGTACTGGTCCCACTGGACCACAAGGAGCACAGGGGGCACAAGGAAGTGCTGGACCAACAGGACTTGGTTATTCAGGACTAACATCAACAACTTCTCTTGCAATTGGTACTGGAGCAAAAACATTTACTGTTAATCAATCTCAAGGCACCAATGCGTTTGTTGTTGGAGAGTATGTTCGTGCTTTTGGCGCAACTACGACCAATTTTATGGCTGGAAGAATCACAACTTATACAACAACATCACTTACGATTACTGTTGATTATGTTGGTGGAAGCGGCACATTTGCTAGTTGGACAATTACTGCTACTGGATCAATAGGTCCACAGGGAGCACAAGGCGCTACAGGACCGCAAGGCGCACAAGGCGCTCAGGGACCAACTGGTGCTCAAGGTGCTACGGGACCGACCGGACCAACAGGACCGTCTGGTGCAACAATCTTAGGATCAAGCAATACATGGACTGGACAAAACTATTTTCAATCAAATCTAGGAGGAACTTCTGGAAGTATAACTAGTCCACCTTTACAAGCATACTCAACTGGTAATAACTCTGCTTTTATGTCTTTTCACAAAAGTGCAGTATATGCTGTCAACTTTGGATTAGACTCCGACAACGTATTGCGTATCGGTGGTTGGTCAGCGTCAGCTAATCGTTGGCAACTTGATATGTCTGGCAACATGACTGTTGCTGGTAACGTAACAGCATCTTCTGATATCAAGTTGAAAGAGAATATAAAAGTTATTACCGATGCATTGAATAAAATTAAACAAATTCGCGGTGTTACATTTACTAGAAACGACCATGATGATAAAATTAAACTTCATGCGGGTGTAATTGCACAAGAAGTAGAGGCTGTTTTGCCGGAAGTTGTCTCGGAAGATAATTCAGGAACAAAAAATGTAGCATACGGAAATATGGTTGCTTTACTAATTGAAGCAATCAAAGAACAACAAATACAAATTGAAGAATTAAGAGAGATTATTAATGGCCAGTAATCAAGACTTCATCGTAAAGAATGTTCTAATAAAAACTAAATAAATCATTGACCTGCCAACATTTTAGGAGAAAATAATGGCTATTACATATACCTGGAAAGTCACCAGTCTAAAAACTAAGAATGAAGGTTCCAATCAAAATGCGGTTGTGCAAACATACTGGCAAAAGATTGGTACTGATGAAAATGGAAACATAGGAACATTTTCTGGCGCAACACCATTCACATCAACAACTATGCCAGAAGGAAATGCGTTTGTACCATTTGAAGAACTAACTGAAGAAGTTGTGCTTGAATGGATTAAAGACATTGTTGTTGGGTCTTATGAGCAACACGTTAATGGAAAAATTCAACAGCAAATTGACCAACATGTCAATCCTGTTTCCGAAGCACAAATGCCATGGGCACCAGCTTCCAATACTGCACCTACAATGGCGTGATATATATTAGATAGTTTATTAATTCATTATAAAGGAGTTTGACATGAATGATATGATGCAACAGCCACAACAAGAAGAACAACAAGTTACACTAACTGTTAAAACAAGTTGGTTAAACATAATTATAGCTGGACTGGAAGAAATTCCACACAAGTTTAGTAGACCAGTTATTGATTCTGTTTCTCAACAAGCAAGAACGCAGTTGGAAAATAGACCACAAGGACCATTGTCAACTAAAGTAATTAATTAATTATGAACGGCGAATGGGCCTACTTTAAAAGTAGATTTACTAAAGAGCAATGTGATTTCATTTTGGAAGAAGGACTAAAGTTACCTTCCAAAAAAGCATCTATGGGTGTTTCAGATGAAATATTTGATGATGATTACCGAAGAAGTGAGATTCGGTTTATTCATCAAGAACCCAAATTCCAATTTCTCTTTGATGAGATTTGGAAAATGGCAATTCAAGCAAACCATGACTTCTTCAATTTTCATATAACCAGATTAAGTTTTGTACAACTTGCTGAATATTCATCTGATATACAAGGTGAGTATAAAAGACACCATGATGTGTTTTGGATGAATGGTGATCCACACTTTCACAGAAAACTTACTTGCGTAATTCAGTTGACTGATCCAACAACATACGAAGGTGGTGATTTTGAGATGTATGATTTGTCTCAAAATTCTCCAGATAAAGAAGAAATAAGACAACAAGGTACTGCAATATTTCTTCCTTCTTTTATATCTCACGCAGCCTTGCCAGTGACAAAAGGAACTAGACATTCATTAGCCGTATGGATGGAAGGTCCTAAGTGGAGATAATATGAAAACAAATATGATTGTGATTGATGAGTTCTATAATAATCCAGATGATGTGAGAGAGTTTGCTCTTTCTCAGGAGTTTGATGTTACTGGCAATTGGCCTGGTACTAGGACTAAAACTTTTATCAATGACAGCACTAAAGAAACCATACAAAAAATACTCCAAGATGTATCTGGAAATGTTACAGATTGGCAAGCAAACGATGGTTATACAGGAAGTTTTCAACTAACCACTTCAATGGATAGAAGTTGGATTCATGCAGATTCATATAACACTTGGGCTGGTGTTTTGTATCTTACTCCTGATGCGCCACTATCTGGCGGTACAGGAATTTTTAGATATAAGAAAACAGGAAGCATGACCGAAGATGGCACAGATTTATCTGGCGTTACACAAGATATGACTAAGTGGGAACTTGTTGATAGAGTGGGAAATGTTTACAATAGATTAGTATTGTATCGTGGAAATAATTATCATATGTCGTTAGACTATTTCGGTAAAGACAAAGAAGATGGTAGATTGTTTCAGCTATTTTTCATAACAACAGAATATTGATATGAAAATATGCAGAGTTATCTTTTCCACAAACAGACCAGAATTCTTAATACCAACTTTAGAATCACATCAAAAATATATTGACTTTGGTGACCATGAAGTTTATGGTATATTCATAGATGACTATCCAAAAGATAGGAACGATAATCTAATTGTAGACTTAGCAAAGAAGTATGGATTTAATGAAGCAGTTCTTCACACAGAGAATCTTGGATTAACACCAACTTGGACTGAGTTATGGAATTATCTAGCTACACAAGACTATGATTACATCTGGCACCACGAAGATGATGTAGTTTTTGGTGAGCCAATCAAGATACAAACTTTGATTGACTTCCTAGAAGAAAACAAAGAGTTTTGCCAAATCAATCTAAAAAGAAATCCGTGGTATGATTTTGAATTGAATAAACCAGCAATCACATGGGAAGATAAATTCTTTAGAGAATACCGATATGATGTTCGGGATGACTACTTCTGGACAATGGCATCATTGTATCCATCTTGGGTAACTAAAGAGCCAGTGAAGGACGTTGAGGGATGCAATCTTGCTGAGTATCCAGTAATGAAATACTTCAAAGAACAGCATAAAATGAAGATGGCTATTCTTAAAAATCAAGATGGAAGTAATCTTGTGGAACATATTGGTGTGTATTCTCAAGGCAAAAGAGTGCTTGAAGGCGAGCCAGGATGGGAAGGATTTAAGTGGTTTGATCCTAATAAGCGATATGATTCAAAGACTGGTATCTTAATAGTATAAATAGATAATAAAACTATTGGGAACTATAAATGGCTAAACCCACAACCAGAGCGACATTCAAAGACTACTGCCTACGCAGATTAGGTCATCCAGTAATCCAAATCAATGTGGACGATGACCAGGTTGAAGATAGAATTGATGATGCACTTCAGTTTTTTGAGGACTATCATTTTGATGGTTGCGAACAACTGTACATGAAGCATCAGATTACACAAGCTGACATTGACCGGAGATGGATTTATTGCCCAGATCCAGTAATTTTTGTTACTGGAATTATACCATTTGACCAGTCTTCATCTTCTGTTAATATGTTTGACTTGCGCTACCAGTTGCGCTTGCATGATTTGTATGACTTTACATCCGTATCATATGTGTCATATGAAATTACCATGCAACATATCCGCACATTGAATCTATTGTTCTCTGGAACGCCTATGTTCAGATTCAATCGTAAACAAAATAAGATTTTCTTAGACATTGATTGGTCTAGAGACTTACAAGTTGGACAATATGTTGTTGTAGAATGCTATCGTGCTTTAAGACCAGATACAGTAACTTTGACTGGTACTTTGGATGGCACAACAACTAGCAATACCATCACAGGAACAGGAACAATATTTGACCAAGAAGTTCTTGAAAATGATTTCATTACATTATCTGACGGTCAAGTAGTACAGATTCGGACAATTAGTTCACCGACAAGTCTCACAATTGCAAGTAATTTATCATCAAATATTACAGCTAATACAGCAACAAAAGCTGGCGTTTCGGATGTATGGAATGATAAGTTTTTGAAGACTTATGCCACAGCAAAAATTAAATATCAATGGGGCACGAATCTTTCTAAGTTTGCTGGCATTCAAATGCCTGGTGGTGTAACACTAGATGGTCCAAGAATCATGCAAGAAGCACAAGCAGAGTTGGACAAACTAGAAGAAGAAATGTATACCATCAGCAGTATGCCTAGCGAAATCTTTGTGGGCTAAACATGCCAACGAATTTCTATTTTAATAATTTTCCACAACACCAAATAACCAGTGAGCAATTGCTGGTAGAAGATTTGGTGATTGAAGCTATGCAAATTCATGGCATGGATGTTTATTATTTACCACAGACTTCTAGAGACCAAGTAGACATGCTCTATGGTGAAGATACATTAAAAGAATTTCGTAGTGCTTATGGAATTGAAATGTATCTTGAGAATGTTAGCGGCATGGATGGCGAGGGCGATTTCATTTCTAAATTTGGTTTAGAGATTAGAGATGAGGTAACTCTACTAATGTCACGCAGAAGATTTGCTTCTTTAGGCACATCTTTGCTTAGACCAAGAGAAGGTGATTTAGTTTATATTCCTTTATTGAAAAACTTCTTTGAGATATCGTTCGTAGAGCATGAGAACAATCAAGCGATGTTCTACACACTAGGTCGTGGTCGTGGTGGTAATGTTTATGTGTATGCATTGAAACTAAAACAATTCGTGTTTAGTGAAGAAATTATTTCTACTGGTGTTGATGAAATTGATGACCAGATATTTGACAGTTACAAACGTGCTTCTCTACCACTTGCAAACACAACAGTATTTCCAGCAAGCACTGGTTCTTTTGTTCCTGGAGAAATCATTTATCAAGGTTCTTCATTAGCAACAGCAAACGCACAAGCTATTGTTCATTCTTATACTGCACATTCATCTGTTAACATTATTCGTGTACAAGGTTCTTTTGTTACAGGTAATGTTCATGGCAACACAAGTAATGCATTGAGAAGTGCTATAACATACAATGATGATACGCAAGTTGGTAATAGTATCTTTGAAGATATCGCAGACAATGTTAGAATAGAAACGGAAGCCGATGGTATATTGGACTTCACGGAACACAATCCTTTTGGTGAAGCCTGATGTTAAATAATTCACATTTTTATAATAGAACAATTCGTAAAGTAGTAGTTGCTTTTGGCACACTATTCAACGATTTGCTATTGGTCAGATACAATAAAGCGGGTACAATTGAGCATGAGAGAATGAGAGTTCCTCTATCTTATGGCGCAAAAGAAAAATACATTTACAGATTAACATCCGATCCAACTTTAACAAAATCTATTGCAACATACGTACCAAGAATTTCTTTTGACTTAGTTGCACTTGAGTATGATTCATCCAGAAAATTCAATAGCATCAATAGAAACTTTTCAACAAATGCTACAACAGGTGCAGTATCAGCACAGTATGCACCAGTGCCATATAACTTTGAATTTGAATTAGCAATCTATGTTAGAAACACAGAAGATGGAACACAAATTCTGGAACAGATATTACCATACTTCACACCAGACTTTACGGTAACTGTAGATTTGATTCCAAGTCTAGGTAGAAAATATGATATGCCAATCATATTAAATTCTGTTACACCACAGACAGAGTATGAAGGCGACATGTCTACAACTAGACTTATCATTTGGAACTTATCTTTCACAGTAAAAGGATATATCTTCCCACCAGTAAGTACTGTTGGTTTGATTGAACAAGCAAACACAAATATCTACACAGATTCAAGAAGCACTCTATCACAAAAAGTATACGTTGATTATGCCAACGGGTCTGGTGTTTTAGTTACTGGTGAAGTTGTTAGAAGTCCCTCTAAGAACAAAACAGGTACTGTTGTATACTTTGCTAATAATAGTGGAGGCACATTAGTGGTGTCAGACTTAAATGAGTTGCTTGAAGAAGATGATGTGATTGTTGGTGATTATTCTAATGCTACATATACAATAAATACCGTAGATTTGAATCCTCTAAAAACTGTTGCTATAGTTACCGTGCCAGATCCAGTATCAGCAAACTCAGATGATGATTTTGGATTCTCAGAAACGATTACAGAATTTCCAAGTACTTTGACTTAAAATAGGAAGTCTAAATGACAAAAAAGTTTTCTCAATTAACCGCTATTTCTAATGTTGGAGATACACCAGGAAATGTTATATTTGGCATTTCTAATACTGCAAGCGGAACATCAAACACTATATCTCTTTCTTCACTATCTGCGTATCTAGATTCCACCTTTGCTACAGATATTGCATCACAAGCAAACGTTGGCGCTGGTCTTATTACAGTAACCGCAGCCGGTCAAGCTAACGTTGGTGTTGAAGTGGCTGCAAGGTCAGCCAACGTAGGTGCTGGCAGAATTGCAGATGTTGCATCTGGTCAAGCCAACGTTGGTGCTGGTATCATTACCGTGACTGCGGCATATCAAGCAAATACTGGTACGGCCGCTTTAGCTGGACAAGCAAACGTTGGTGCTGGATTAATTACAGTTACTTCTGCATATCAAGCAAACGTTGGTGCTGGTAGAATTGCAGATGTTGCATCAGGGCAAGCAAACGTAGGTGCTGGATTAATTACAACTAAAGCCGCTTATGAAGCTAACGTTGGTGTTGAAGTTGCAGCCAGAGCAGCCAATGTAGGCGCAAGTGTTGTTACATTAACTAATAATCTTGGCAATGCATTCAATCAAGCTAACAGCGCATACACAGCGGCTAATACTGCATTGAATATTTCACAGAATATTAGAATTCAAGATTACACATTGCAGTTGACGGATCGCGGTGGTCACATCTATAGTACCAATACTGCGGTTCAAGTTATTACAATTCCCAATTCTGGTGTTGTTGCATGGCCTACTGGTACAGTAATTGATATTGTTCTCAATGGTAGTGGTATGATTAATGTTGCAACATCAAATGATGTTACCCTTTATGTCGCTAATAACTCTACCGTAAAAGGATATGCAAATGTATATCCACGTGGTTGGGCTACACTATTAAATGTTGGCGCAAATACTTGGTTCATCAAGGGGCAGGGCGTAGATTGAAAACTAATGAAAATCTATCCAACATCTTTGGAGTTCAACCACTCGCAGAAGACGAATCTTCTTTGATTGAAATTGTTCCAACTGATGTGGACTCGGACTTTGAATTTGCAAGAAACAACATTCGTGATTTAGCCGAGAAAGGTAAAGTTGCTGTAGATAATATTCTTATGGTAGCAAAAGCAACGGATCATCCAAGAGCATATGAGGTTGCAGCCACACTAATTAAGAATATGTCTGACATTAATAAAGATTTGCTTGAGTTGCAGAAGAAGAAAAAAGAGTTGTCACCAGTTAAAGAACAGACTGTGGTAAATGTGGACAAAGCAGTATTCGTAGGCTCAACAAGAGATTTGATTAAACAAATTAAACAGGTAGGATAAAATGGAACAACTAATCCAACAACTAAAGGTAATCTTGGGCACCAATTTTGCTTTGTATCTAAAATCACATGGCTTTCATTGGAATATTGAAGGTGCTAATTTTCCACAGTATCATGGGTTCCTTGATGGATTCTATAATGATGTTTGGGCACAAAACGATGTTATCGCTGAACACATCCGTCAGTTAGATGCATATGCGCCAGGTTCATTAGAAAGAATGTTGGAGTTAGCGGACTTGGAAGAATCACAAAACATTCCTATGGCACTTGCTATGATGACAGAATTGAAACGTGATAACGATAGATTCATCATACATCTACGTGCAGGTATTGTAGCCGCTGAACAAGCAGATGAACCAGCAGTTGGTAACTTCTTGCAAGACCTTTTGGGCGCACACCAGAAAAAAGCATGGATGTTAAGAAGCATTATTAAATAATGTCAATCGGTGGTTATTTAGGTAATCCAAAGTTAAAGCGGTCAGGTGTACAAGTTGAGTATACCAATGAACAGTTAATTGAGATTACTCGGTGCATTAAAGACCCAGTCTACTTCATTAAGAATTATGTAAAGATTGTTAACGTAGACTTGGGTTTGATTCCTTTTGATATGTGGAACTTTCAAGAGGATATGGTTCGTGGTTTTCACAACAATCGCTTCTCAATTGCAAAGATGCCACGTCAGGTTGGTAAAACAACCACCACAGCAGGTTATATGCTTTGGGCTGTTTTGTTTACAGATGACTACAAGATTGCGATTTTAGCGAACAAAGGCGACTTAGCCCGAGACATTCTTGGTCGTATCAAATACTCTTATGAATACTTACCTTTGTGGATGCAACAAGGTATTATGGAATGGAACAAAGGCAACATTGTTCTTGAAAATGGTTCTGAGATTTCTGCTTACGCAACAAACGCATCTGGTGTTCGTGGAGGAACATACAATCTTGTATTCTTGGACGAATTTGCTTTCGTTCCACAAAACATAGCAGCCGAGTTCTTTACTTCTACGTATCCGGTTATTTCATCCGGTAGAACGACAAAAGTTATTATTGTTTCAACGCCACATGGATTGAATCAGTTCTATAAGATGTGGACTGATGCGGTAGAACAGCGTTCATTGTATGTACCATTTGAAGTTCACTGGTCTATGGTCCCAGGAAGAGATGCCGCTTGGCGTGAAGAAACGATTAGGAACACCAGTGAAGAACAGTTCAGGCAAGAGTTTGAGACTGAGTTTATTGGTTCTTCAGCTACATTGATTCCTGGCGCTAAACTGAAGATGTTAGCGTTTAATAATCCAGTAGAAAAAGAAGAATACTTAGACATTTACGAAGCACCAAAGCCAGGTCATACTTACATGGCGATTGTAGACTGTGCTGAAGGCGTAGGTCTAGACTATTCTGTATGCTCAATTGTAGACGTTACCGAATTACCATATAAACATGTAGCCAAATTTAGAGACAATAAACTGTCAGCTTTCATCTTCCCAACATATGTTTATAATCTTGCTAACAAATATAATCGGGCTTGGATATTGGTAGAAACAAATAGCGTTGGTCAACAAGTTGTTGATATTTTAC